AAAAAATTTTTTTCAAAATGCAAATTGATCTAGATAAAATAAAAAAACTCCCACCTGATATAAGAAAAGATTTCATGAAAATGGCTGTAAAGCTTGATGAAAAGAAAAAGATATCCAAAGTCAAAGATGACTTTCTGTCTTTTACCAAACACATGTGGCCAGATTTTATTGAAGGAAGGCACCATAAAATTATTGCAGAAAAATTTAACCAGATAGCACAAGGCAAAATTAAGAGATTGATTGTCAATATGCCACCAAGACATACAAAGTCCGAGTTCGCCAGCTCCTTGCTGCCCGCTTGGATGATAGGTAGAAACCCGAAACTAAAAATTATTCAAACAACCCACACCGGAGAACTAGCTATTAGATTCGGGCGTAAAGCTAAAACATTAATGGACACCGAAGATTATAAAAAAGTCTTTGAGACAAGATTGAGGGAAGATA